TGAGGTAGATGGAGTCAAACTCTCAGGGGCTATAGACATACAACAGATAACTCCCGAAGGGATCATCATCACTGACTACAAGTTCACCTCTGCTTGGTCACTACGTCAGGACAAGTTCGAGTGGGATGCCCAGCAAAACATCTATGCATGGCTCGTTGAGACGGTCAAGAAGGAGCGCGTGGTCGGAGTACAGGTCTGTGCATTGATTAGGGACTGGAGTCGCAGGGAGGCTCAGAGAAACCCTGCCTACCCCCAAGCGCCTATACAGGTAGTTAATCTGCCCTTGTGGTCGCTGGAGAAGACCTACGAATATTTGAGAGAGAGGATAGATCTGCACCGTCAGTCCAAGGTATTGGATGACTTTGGTGATGCTCTGCCTCTTTGTACCCAATCTGAACGCTGGGAGAAGCAGACCCAGTATGCAGTAAGAAGGGAAGGCAGAAAGACCGCCATCCGTGTTTTAGATAGTGAAGACGAAGCAAAAGTATTAGCTAACAAGGAGAAAGGTTATGTCGAAGTCAGGAACGGAGAATCAATCAGATGTACCGGAAATTACTGTGGGGTTGCTAAGTGGTGTGAGCAATATCGTGACAAAGATGCTGCAAGTGATGGAGGAGGTGACTTACGTTCAGAAGGACAAGACGAATGACTTCCAGCATTACAACTATGCATCTGAGGCAGCGGCTATTAAGAAAATACGCCCAGCGCTTATCAAGGCTGGACTGTTCATGCTGCCGTCAGTAGAAAAGATGTGGCTGGATGACAGAGGCAACACCCATGTAGAGATGCTGTATCGGATATTCGATATCAGCGGTGACTACATCCAGTTCAAGGCGGTTGGATCTGGTCAGGACAAGAGCGGAGACAAGGGTGTCTACAAGGCTTTAACAGGGGCAAGCAAGTACGCCCTGCTGAAGACCTTCATGCTGGAGACTGGGGATGACCCAGAGGTTCCTCGTGAAGATGAAAAGAAAGAAGAAAAGAAGCAGCCGTTAAAAGCAGTACCGAAAGAAGCAGTAAAGACCACCAAGATTCAGCCAGTAGTTGAAGTAGCCAAGGTTGAGGACGAGCCTGCCCAGCGTTTAAACTTTGAGCTATTTAGTCAGAAGATGATTGAGTGGGCTGAGACTTGCGTGACGGCAGATGAGATGTTCGATCTATGGAAGGCTAATCAGGTGACCGTCGATGCAGTTAAGGCTTTTGATCTTGTTAACCTGTATCAACCACTGCAAGCCAAATTTGCGGAAATTAAAGCAATTAAACTAAAAGGAGACATGTAATGCAAAAGGAATATCTAAACAGCGGTACATTATTTTCGGCTGGCGTTAAGACAAGCCCCAACGCACCAGAGTACTACGGTGATGTAACTCTTGATCTTGATGCACTGAACGCAACTGGCGGGAAGATTAAGCTACGCATGTCAGGTTGGAAGAAGCTATCAACCAAGGGCAATACCTTCCTGTCGATAGCGTTTCAACCATTCGATGAGAACCGTGGGTCTGGTGCAAAGAAGCCAGTTCAAAACGATGATCCATTCTAGGAGATGACAATGATTAAGAAGAAATTGGGAAGACCGGCAAAGGTAGCGGCGAAGCCAAGCTACAGACAGAGTGAGTCCTTACAGATCTTGTCTCTTGAGTCTTTGTTGGATAACGCCAACTTCAAGATTAGCTCTCTTGAGCATCAAGCTATCGGCTACAAGGCGGTGATCGATTATCTGGAGCATAAACTATCATGAACGCATTGCAGTTCGAGGTATTGAAGGTTGCCCTTAAACAGGATGCTACCGGATATGTTTTGACTGTGAAGATCCATCCTGATGAAGTCCCTGATGAGTTGTTGAGGGATTTCATTGGGTCTAGATACATGGTCGCTATGTCTAAAATAGAATCGGACGAGAGCGGTCATTCATATTTTAATCGGGTCAAGCAGGCTGGCATGTTATGTAGAACAACTGAGTTCCAGAAATGGGTTGCTGAAGAGGCTCCTGAGTTGGGTGAAGAAATTAACGAAGCAAATGCAGTCACATTTGTGTGTGAATCTTGCTTGATAGAGTCAAGGACTGAACTCAATGGCAACAAGGCGGCACAAAAGTTGTTCGATGATCTTGTGCGTGATTTTGAAGGGAGGGAAAATAATGTCCCGTTTTAAAACAGTCGTTCCATTGATGGTGTATATCTCTCCCGCTTTGCGGGACGAGGTAAAGAAGTTTGCTAAGAAGCTAAGGATGCCTGTGTCTCAGATAGCCCGTGAAGGCTTTGTCATGCGGATGGAGGGGCTAGGTAATGACTATGACTCAGGGTTCAGTAACGGTCTTGAGCAAGCGAAGCTATTGGCAAAAGAAACAAAGGGAGCGCAGATGATGTTCCCATCCGGTAAGTCATTCGGTGAGCTAGTCTGCGATGACATCGATTCGTTTAAACATAGACAAGGTGTTGCAGATGCAAACTAGAACATTCACTGGCGAGACTCTTGAGGCTGCGACAAAGACCGCTGAGGAGTACATGAAGGAACAGCTTGCTTATCAATCCCCTCGCATTGAGGGTCATTACAAGAAGAACGACATTTACTTTGTTACGGTGCGGTATGGGTCGCTTGATTAATACCTATCCCTGCGGGGCGCAGTATCAGGATCGGCTGAATCATCTGCATGGCATGGCTGCTGACATCTTGGAGTCTGTTGAGATCTCCACCAGAAAGAAGAATGTTGCGGCTGAGGTTAACAATGCAAGGACTCTCTCGAAGAGGGAGTACAAGAGAGCAAGCAGGGCAAAGCCGATCAAGAGAGAGACGGAAGCTATGCGGCTTATTCTCAAGTACATAGCGGCTCATCCCGGCTCAACTAGAGGATGTTTCATAGATAAGGCTCTGAGAGGGATCATAATCTCTGAGGCTACAGTAGGGTATAGCGTAAAGGCTTTGTTAGATCAGAAGGCTATTAAGTTTACTGGCGCACAGAACCATCGGCGTTACTACATTAACAATGAAAACAAAACCATTCATAAGTTACTAGACAAATGATACAGACACCTGAAGCAGTTAAGACATTGAGACTGGCGGCTGGGTTAACTCAAGTAGAGTTATGTCAGTTGACCAGCATCTCTCCGATAGATACAAACGAGGCGGAGACTGGTGAGCGCCTGTTGGGAGGTATGCAGTGGACATTGATGCAGTATATCTGCGGCAACAGGATCAGAGAGTTTAAACGAAACGCTGGGAGGTATGATTAACATGAGCGCATACATTGTTAGGCTAATTGATACAGATGAGTTAGTAGGGTTTCTCGTTGCAGATACAACCAAAGATTTATTCTGGTCAATAGATGAGCTGCTAAATCCGCATGAATGTGAGTACAAAAGGATTACAGGTGGAGGGATATTCTGGGGTGAAAGTGGCGCTGGAGAAATGTATCCAACTATACCGGTAGAGGACTTTGAGGAGTATTTTGAGCTGCCGCCATTAGATGGCGCTTCTTTAGCCCAATGGACTCAGCAGGAGTATGAGGACGAAAGACCTTGGAAGAGATTTAAAGCTGACGCTGGATATACTAAAACTGGAGAGGGCGCATGAATGAAGCTGAGGTAACACAAATGCTGCGTGATGCGATTGACCAAGACCCCAAGGGCAGGGTGTGGCACGTTAACACTAAACACCTAGTGGCGTTTGCACATATGGTTGCTGATAAGACCAGACGGGAAATGTCTAGTCCTACTAAAGTCATGGGTCCAAATCTTGAGGAGGTTCTTAATAGCGCAGGGTTCTACAGAAAAGCCACAATTACAACTCAAGAGGAATTTGAGGCGAAGATATATAAGAACTATAACAAAGAAGATCAAGAAAAATGGGATGAATATATCTATGAGCAAGGCGAAGTAAAGAGCAAAGAAGAGCAAAAGAAAGCAGATGAAGCCGCTTGGTCTGAGGATAGGAATGTTTGTGCTGCCATTAGAGATGCTGCTTTGGATGCTGCTGGGGAGAATGCCGCTTTAGTTACTGCCGCTTATTCTAATTATACTGTTGCTTGTCTTGCTATTGATGATCATTGGGATGCTGTTAAGGCTAAGAGAGAGGGGCGAGGGCAAGAGCTAGAAGTTAGAGAATGTAAAAAACACCCCAACGCGCCGCATGGTTTTTTAAGAAACGCCTCGCACAATGAAGGTAGATATGTTTGTGAGTGTGAACATTGGAAGGAGAACACATGACAATAATGACTAAGGAAGAAGTTGGCGCTTGGTGCAAAGAGATAGCGGATAAAATAAATGCAGACCCAGTACTTCTAGAGATATTTGAAAGGGCGTACTCTAATCCGGCTAATGAATTGCCAAAACAACAGGAGAAAAAGAATGAGCCAAAATGACACGATCCCCAACAAAGAGCTGGAGTTTATTATTTGTAAGTCTGCTATGCAGTCTCACATAGACAATCTCAGGGGCAACAGAGATACATGGCGGTCACAGGCTTATAGCCTAGCAGAGAGAATCAAAGAGTTAGATATCTACATACGCCAACTGGAGGACATGAAATGACTACCAAGTTTAAACGCAAGATGTCAGCCCATGAGGGGCTGATGATATTCATAGCATCAGTTCCTGTGATTGTTATTTTGATATTAGTCGCTTATGTTATTGGCTTCTTTTTCGCATGATAGTTAACCTGACTCAAGAAGATTTGCTGATCATCAATTTTGTTGGTCGCAGCCGGTCATTGATAGCTCGTGCTGCTAACGTGGTTGATGTAAAGCAAGGTGATCAAGACGGTGCTGATGCGGATGTAATGGGGTTTGCTGCTGAGTATGCGTTTGCTAAACATCAAAACATATTCCCAGACTTTGGGTTGTCCCCTAGAAGCGGAACAGCAGACGGGGTTATGGGGAAGTTTAAATATGATGTTAAGTCCACTCATTTTCCCAATGGCAGACTTCTTTGCACATTAAAAGAAAATGCATCTGTCGATATATATATTCTAGCAATTGTAGCGGACAGCTCAGTTAACTTCCCCGGATGGGTCTATTCGAGCGAGTTAAGAAAAGATGAGAACATTAAAGATCTAGGGCATGGCAATGGATATGTAATGGATCAATCTAAACTTAGACGTTTCAAGGAGGATGCTCATGACGGAACTATTGGTGTGGTTAACCCTAACAGTGTACTTCGAATCTAGGTCTGAGCCTGACAAGTGTCAACAGTATGTGGCGGATGTAGTCATGAACCGGTCTCCAGACATGGACGTAAGGAAGACTGTGTTAGCCCCATACCAGTTCTCATGGGTTCCAGAGAAGATGGAGAACGGAGTCTTGAAGCCACAGTTCAGACCAGATATAAACAGTGAGCAATGGAAGAGGGCAGAGAGTTCTGCTAAGGCTTCGATCTATTCGACTAAGCGATTCAACGCTACCCATTTTCATGCTACCTACATTCCAAAGCCAGCAAGCTGGAGCAACCTAAAATTAATAGCAACCTGTGGTCTTCACCACTTCTATGTATAACAATGACGGTCACTGAATGGAAACGATATCTGCATGATATCGGCTGTGTTGTTTGCTTAAACACAATGGGCGTTACATCACCCGCTGATATACATCACATTCATAAGAACGGTCGGAGGATAGACGATCTCCACACCATCCCGCTATGTCCCATGCACCACAGGGCTGGCTTTAATAACAAGCAGTTTGTCTCACGCCATCCGTGGAAGGCAGAGTTTGAATCCAGATACGGTACGGAGTGGGAGCTTTTCGAGCAGATAAAACAACATGTTAAAGTTCTGTATGAGATGTCAAAAGATGTTTGAGAAAGAAGACATGCTGCCGAAGTACGGATTCACCGGACGGAGAATAGGATCTCAGTGCGCGGAATGTAAGAAAAAAGAAGAGGCAAGAAGGAAGCAGGAGCGGCTTAGTCGAGCGCCTTCTTAACGAATTGTATATTCTTCGTTACGTTTATTTCTGCGTCTTTAATATTAGACTCTATCTCAGCAAGATTGTCTGGGTCCATCTTAGACCGTCTTGCTTCTCTTCTGAAGGTTCTTAGGCTACTCATCTCTTCATTTAAACCATTCATGTAGTCCTTGATCCCCAGCAGCTTGCCGCCTCTGCCAGCTTGGAATACAGCAAGCTCATCGTAGTCACCCTGTCTCTCTAGGAAGTTAACAGTCTTCACCGCAGTATCCACTTCCTTCTTCAGTTCGTAGTAGGCGTTGATTGTTCCTGAACCCTGCTTGGTGGTCATGAAGCGTTTAAACACAGGCATCTGCTCTAGCTTCTTGGTCGCCTTAACGTCATCACCCTCGCCACGCATGGCGGCATCTAGCATCATGACTGCGTATGTTCCAATTGTTCCAGTGTATCCGCGAATCAGGTTATCTATTTTCAGAGGAGACTGATTTGTTTCTTTGCCTACCAACTGAGCCAGCAGGGATGTGCTTGGGTTAGCTTGGTAAGGCGTGTAAACATCCTCCATGCCCTTCCCGACAATCGGCTGACCTGTAAAGAACGAGTAGTTAGCTATGTTCTCAACGATAGGCATAGCAACATGAGGGATTGGATTCATTACCAGCGTAGAGCTTAGGTTCCTAGCGATGGACTGTCTTAGGTCTGCCCCTGTATCCATACCCCAGACATGTTGATAGATGCGCTCAGGGAACACTTTAAACAACACACCCAATTCAAATGGGATTGGTATTCTTCCTAAGCCGCCCAGTATCCAGTAGTTATCTCTCTCTTCTGGGGTGGCATTCTTGTATTCTTCTGTGTCTGCGGCTAAGGCAAGATACATGGCTGTTAAGCCAAGTATCGTTAGGGATCTAGTCGCAAACAGTTTCTTCTGTTGTTCGTTGTTGCGGGTGGCTGACCGACCAAAGCCCGTCCGGTACAGAACATCCATACCCTGTATACGAGCGTTCATGAATGGCACAAGAGCCGTTACGATTCTAATGAGGGCTGAGTTACCCTTGCGGCTGAAGTTCATGATCTCTAGCGCTTGATAGGTTGCCTCTGCCTCGTTTCCCGTCTCCTCCAGAACCCTCTTGTAGACCTCTGAGCGAGTCGCTAGGTCGGAGATGTGCGCTCCCTTGTCCAGAATATCCATTATCTTAGAGATGGGCATGAGAGCCTTCTCTGCGGCTGTCTGAGTACCTGTACGCTTACGGAGTTCTTTCTCTACAGCAGCGGCTGAAGACTTGGTGTCCCCTGCGAAGTCATATCCTGTGAAGTACCCAGATCTAGCCAAAGCTGCAGCTTCTGGGTTAGACCCAAGCATAGCTTTCCCTGCCTGTTTAAATGTATCAAACAGCGGAGTCATGTTTACACCGGACGTTACCCAAGCTTGCATCGAGTCTCTAGCCAAGTTAGCCAGCATGAAGCCGGGGTCTTTGGTCACCATGTCTCTCAGGAAGTTGGCTGGCTTTGCTAATATTTCAACAAAGGGTAGATGAGGAGCATCTAGACCTTTGAGGGCTTCATAGACCAGACTGTCGTCCACCTTGTAGAACTTGGTAACGCCTGCTTGTTTAATAGATACGATGTCGTATCCCTTGGTTGCAGGTGGGACTTCAGAGGCTTGGTTTAAACGCTGCAGATCTCTGATGGTACGTTGTCCTGCTACGTTCTTCATACCAGCCTCAATAGCCGCACGAGAATTCCGTATCACTGTTTCCATGAAGTCGGCTAATGGAGCCTCCCCACCCTTCAACTCTTTGGGTTTCTTAACGCCTGAGATAGAGCTGAATATAGCTGGAGCGTTTATACGGTCTCCATCCATCTGGCGATAGAAGGGAATGTAGTCCCAGTTCTTCGTCCAGAGTTCTGCTTCTTTAGCGGAGATAACTCCAGTGTCCTTCATGAACTGGACCAGACCATTGTTGTACTGCTGGTACTCAGCGAAGACTTGTTTAAACTCTGGGTGCATCTTCTCCAGAATCTTGCCGCGTTCTATGTCTTCCTTGGTGAAGTTCTGTTCACGGGTTGAGGTGATGGTCTTGCCATCTTTCCCTACCCTTGTTTCATACATGAGCCTGCTGCCTCGGCGTGTGCCAGCATAGAACTGGAACCGCTGGAACATGTGTGCGCCGCCTTTCATTATCGGCTCTAGGATTGGGATCAAGCCCCTGACAGTGCTGTTCTCAGGAACTGAAGCGAACCCATTCTTATATACAGGTGGACCGTTAACAAAGGAGGAGGCAGCTATGCCTGCGGCTCGGTCAGCAAATACAACTGCTGCTATCGCAGAGCGATCAGCATGGTATTCCTGTTCTCCAAACTGAAGAGCGGACTCTCTGGTGAGATTAGAAATGGAGTCAGCGCCATGAATGAATGCCTGTCTAAACGCAGTGAAGGATCTTGGAGAGAATGCCGCTGCTATCCTGTCAGACCAGCCTTCATTCTTTCTGGCGGTAGTGGTGCGGTTAATAGCCGCAGTCATGTCTGGGCTTAGGTCGGCATTAGCCTCATCGAATCTGCCTTGTGGTTTTGTTTGGGCAGAGGTGGCTCTAATGGAATACTTGACATCATCATTGCTGCGAGAGAATGCCCCGGTATTTCCTACAGCAGACTTAACTTGGTTAGGGCTGTATACAGCGAGGTTCTTATTGCCACCCTCCGCTACATAATACGAATCAAACCCAGCGCCTTTGATAGCCTTCTGTATATCTGGGTTTTCTAGGGTATCCCAAGCCCCCTTTTTAAGCGCACCTAAATATTGCGCTTGCATACTTCTTGCTACTGGTCCATCTTGATTGGTATATCTTTTAGATATTATCGGCTTGAGAATTTCAATGTGAGCAGGGTTTTCGTAATCGAAGGTTTTCTCAGCCCTTACATATAAGGGCATGATGTTCTCGCCAGAATTGAGCCTGTCTAGGACAAATTCTTTTGTAGCTTCATTAAGCTTATCTTCCAGACTCGATCCGGCGCGATGACTGTCTCTTATCTTTTGAAGGATAACTTTAAGATCTGCTTGATGCTCTGAGCTTAACAGTTCATCTGAATGCTCAGATATCGAGTCAGCCGATAGAGCAGAAAAATGTGCCGCAAAATCAGGGTCGGGCGATAAGAAGATTGAATTAGCCTGCTTGGGTTTAAACGTGCCTATGTCACGAGCCGTGCCGTGATACCAGAACTTCGGAGACCCAATGATTTCATCATCGCTAACTCCCCGATACATCCAGTCGGGGACAACGAAATCGTCATGGTTTACTTGCTTGGAGTCACCGAACCATTGTTTAAACTCTGGGGTTTTTGTTTGGCGGAGAGAGAACCTTGGCTCTTTGCCTTCGGACCTAACCGCTTCTCTGGCAGAAGACTTGAAGGATTCACGGACATCGTCCAGCCTTCTGAGTATATTGGATCGTCCGGCTTCGCTAGTTTGAAGCCCTTTGATAAGATCTTCTCCAGCAGGCTGCTCTGTCCAGTCATGATATGGGTACTCCGATTCTGCGCCAAACACTGAAGTGTCTTCTAGTTCGGCAATCTCGTTAATCTTAGTTTCAAACCGCTTTGCAATATCTGCAAACTCTTCAGCAGACTCAACAAATGCATCTGATCCAGTGTAGTTTATCAGAACCAATTCATTGGCACGGGTCTTTGTATATCCAGCCAATGGACCAAGCTCTTCTTGAAGAGCTTTAAACATCTTTCTTTCTTGCGTCAGGGTTAGCTCTTTGCGTTTAAATCTAAACCGATATCCTAGCTGCGCTTTGTCAGCCAGAGCTGGGTCTGCTCGGAAGAATGGAACTGCATCTTGTTTAAATGCATAGGTCATTGCTTGCGACAAGTCCATTGCATCTTGCTTGGCTATCACTGGGTCATCATGATGAACATGAACAATTAGATTAGGGGTGATGCCTCCAGCATATCCTCCGCTCCCAACTGATACCCTAACCTTGCTTTTAAGGTTAAGCGCCCGAGCCATTCCTTGAATAGCGCCTGAGTCTAGAATGATCTTGTTTAAATCTTCTTTAGCCTTCAGCTTTAATTCTGCGACCTGTCCCATCTCAGAAGATACGGATGGTATGACTTCTCCGGTTATGACATGAGTCTCTGCTCTAGTTTCTGCGGATGGTTTCTGTAGCTTTGTTGTTACAGGTAGAGGTGTTGTGCGCTTACCCAGTAGATGAGAGTAATCTACGATTGCCATCTCCATTGCGTACTCACGCAACTGAGCATCACTCAGAGCCTTCTTGTAACCCTTCGCACGATAACGCTCAAATATTGTCTTAGCCTTTTGTGTTATCCAAGAGGCAGCTTGAACTTGTCTAGCTGGCAGATTTCGTTTGCTTGCAACCAACCTAACCAAGTTCTCAGCCAATTCATACTGAGCGTCTGTAGGGGTGTCGCGGTCAAACAGCATCCGTGTCATGTGGAGGTCAATGGTAGAGCGACCGCTGTCCTTCCCTTCCATTGCATCCATGAAGTTCGAGTAGAAGGTATTTGTCTTACGACCATCCCAGTCAATACCAAAATTCAGTAGATCGCTAACAGCTTTATTCTCTCTTCCTGTGCCAACCTTAATCTCAGCGCCACGGGCAAACTGCTCCCATGCTTTAGATGCTTTGGTGAAGTTAGCAGCAACCTCTGTATTGGCTGAGGTGATTGAAATGATTTGGAAGAACTTCTCAGCAAGAACCTTGTCTCCATTGAAGGCATTCAAGATGGCTTTAGCCGAATCTTCGTACCATTCCTTTCCTTTAATTCCTTCGTTAGTGTATTGCTGTAACTTCTTAACAGCCGTTCTAACGTCCTCTAGAGTCTTTCCAGACTCCATCCCTGCAATCCTCTCGCCAACTCTCTTGACCAATCTCTCAAGCTCACTAGCGTAGATACGAGCTTGCTTCTCAGGCAGCGGTGGTCCTTCTCTCAGAGAGAACTTGCCTTGATCTTTAGCCTCGTCATAGAGAGTCTGCTCTGTACCCAGCCCTCCTGAAATTTTCATCTGACGTTCTTTGTCATTGCCTGTGTATTCTTTAAGGGCTTTATTAAAGCGTCTAAACGCTCTTGCTGCCTCACCCTCAGAGCGCCCTTGACTCATCGACCTATCTTTATTAGCCTTTTCTTCTGCCGCTCTATGCTTTAAGAAAAGATCGGCAACCTTGGCTCCTTCTGGGGTCTTATTAAGCTCATTGTATGTCTCCCCTTTGGGAGCTTCTCTCAGAGAGAACGCGCCGTATTTAGGCTCCATAGAGGTTGGCTCTCTGGTGGCGGGTAAGCGACCAGCCTCCACCTTGCTAAAGATACTATCGGCTGTATGGAACCCAATCCCGTCAAGGCTGTTGCCTAACGCTTCCATGAAGGACTTGATCTTGTTAAACACAGCGCCGATAAGACCTGCTGGAGGCTTGGTCTGATCAAAGTCAGAGAATGCGTCAGCAATCGCTTCTTCGATCAATGCCTCTGGGCTGAGGTTTAAACCCTGATACCTTTCAATGATATTGTATTTGCTGATCCACTCAGACTTGGCTTTGTTCTCTAGGACCCTCCACTGGTCTTTAGAGAAAGCACCCAACTCTTTAAGGGCATGGACACCCTCATGCCTTAGAACCCTCATTGGTTTCTCGGCATCTATAGCAATCTTTATTAGCTTCTTGGAATACTCGCCGTCTGCCGTAGATTCGTTGCTCGCTCTGATTGCGTTAACGATGTTTAAATGCAGATCACCCAAGCCAAGGCGAGTCATCATCGGACGAAGCTTTCTGTCTAACTCTGCTGCCTGTTCTTTGAAGCGTCCAGTAAACATACCGGCACTTAACAACCTTTCTTCTGCCTTTTTGTTACCGACCATATGAGGCTCGCGTATACCCTCTACAGAGCCGTATCTAGCCTTCAGCTCATCCTGAGCCATGACACTCAACTCAGCGGCTAGGTCGCCCTTCTGGTTAGGCGCAGCGGCTATTATCTGACGCAGGGTATCGTCAGGCAGTTTAGACACAGCATGCGCTTGCGCCTCTTCTCTACTATCAAATGTTCCGGCTGCCTCGTTGTTGTCATACAGAGTGTAGTCAGACTTGGTGGTGATCTTCTCGCCTCTAGGCTCAATCGTCAGAGGCTCTGCCAAATTCTCAGCGGCTGCGTTTAAACTCTCTATCTTAGCGAGCTTTGCTTGGTTCTTGCTTTCTAAGCCTGCAGCCTTGGTCTGATACTCAATGGTATTGGTCAGTCCCTGAGCAGCCATTGTGTCTAGCTCGGTCTGGCTCTGGGCAATCTGGTCCCCTAGTTTAGCCGCCTCTCTGGTGCTTCTAACTGCAAGACCCTGCCGCGCAGCGGAAAGGGTATCTATTCTTGACTTAGCCTTGTCCTCAGTTGCATGTTCTTCTAGGTCACCCTGCGATGTCTTAATTACATAAGACTCAGGCACAGAATCAGATGCGTATGTGTTCTCTCTAACGTCAGGACCGCCAGCTACCTTGTTGGCGTTTGGAACATGCACATTGATATTAGTCGTCCCGTCTGGGTTGGGGTATGACTTTGCGTACAGGTCGCCCCGACCGGCTGCGGTATGCAGTAATGACTCTGCATCCACATCGTTCTTCAATCCAGTGTAGCCCTTGATCTTATCGATAGTGTCCGCTAACGAGAGAGCGTTGTCTTCTGTATGGTCAGCGTTTAAATTATTAATCGCTACATCGTATTGCTCTTCCGAGAAGCGAGTGGCGCTTGTGCCTGCCAGATTCAAAGGAGTCTTCGAGATAGGTAATGCACTGACAGCTTTGATAGCAGAGAACAGTTGAGGCGGACTCATACCGTTTAAATCATCTGTGCCTGTGGACCTACGAAGGAAATCTCTGAATCCTTGCGAGTCAGTATCTACATTCTTCTGTCCGGCGATGTTTAAAACGGTTGCTATGTGCTGAGGAGCGTTAGCTACATCTGTATCGCTAGGGACAAACCCCATCTTCTCTGCAATTAGATTGCTGATTTCTTGCTGAGGCATACCGGCATCAGACAGATCTTCTACAGAGAACGACTTCAGTAGAGGCTTACCTGCTTCTGCCCTTGTTTTGTTAATGAACGCCAGATGATCTGCGTTTAAACCGCTTGACTGAGTTGTAGTCCCGTCATCAGCAACGGTCTGCTTCTGGGCTGAGAAGTTTCCTAACGGATTGTAGATAGGATGCTTGTCTTGTGCAGCCGCCATCTTCTCTTTAGGACGTGAAGCAGCGTCTGCATCAGCGGTATCCTTAGCCGCTTGCATAGCCTTATCTATCTCTTCCTTATCCTTCTTGGCTAGGCTTGCTTGGTAGTCTCTGCGGATGTCCTTCCTGAGAATTAGATCCAGACCTACCTGAGCTACCCCACCTACCCCAGCACCCATTGCCCCCTCTTTAAGGGCTGATCCACCGATCTCTTGGTCAGGATTGTATATCTGTTGAGCTATAACATCTTGTAAGGCTCCTGAGCCTGCTTCCTGTACGCCTTCTACAGCACCTTGCTGCAGCGCTCTCTTGCCATAAGCAAGCGGAGTTAGATCGGATGCTTTAGACAGACCCTTAGTGGCTCTGAATAGATTCTGTATTGGGAGGAGTTCTGTTAGTCCAGCAGGAACACCAGCGACTAACGATCCAAACTCTTGACCGGGGGTAACTGTTAGACCTTCAGCACGAGCGGTCTCTACTCGCTGACGGGCTTCTTCTGCTCCCAGACCGGCTGTTTGAGCGACTGCTACAGGAGCTGCTGCGCGAGGAGCAACTCCCTTTATTACTGTCCCAAGACCTTTTAGCCCAGCTTGCGGACCAAGCATTGATCCGAATGAGCCTAAGCCATGTGCAAACTGAGACCCAAGACCTTCATCGGTCGGGGCTAATGATTGCTCTGTTTCTGTGATTGATTTGCCAAAGCCCGTCTCTGCAAACGGAGTCATCTCTGGATTGAAATAACGAGCAGCGGCGTATGGGAGAGAGCTTAACCCCCCTACAGCTTGGACCAGACCAGACCCAACTCCCCTTGCAATATTCCTTGGAGCGTTTAAAGCCTGACCTAAAGCTGTGGGTGGAGGTGGGAATGCTTCTGGATAGGCGCGTTTTGCAACCTCTAGAGCCTTGGCTCTAGGGACATCATCATGGATTCTCCCACGAGACCCGTCTGGCAGATCTATTTCATATGCCATTATTGTCGAGCGCCCTCAGCCACGCCCCTAATTTCCTTTGGTGCTGCCGGTTGAGCAGAAGCTCCAGCAAGACCCATTAACCTTTGGTACTCTTCTGCAAGCTGCTGATCGTATTGTGGGTGATTATCGAAGATACCAAGTGCCATTAACCTTGTTCTAGCAGTGGCAAGCAACTTGGGATCTGTCTTCCCCATCGCGTAAGCAGCCCTAACTTTAGCCGCTTCCACAGACGCAGAATTTTCTCCTTGCGTTTCAGATCTGGCTTTATAAAGATCAGCCAAGCCATAATTCCCTGCAATCTTGCTTGGCAATTCTGCTGCCGTAAAATCCTGCTCCCTTTTCTTGGCAGCAAGGTTCCCGCCAACTTGCTGACCCTCTAGAGTGGCTTTGTACTGATCAAGCATGTTTTGACGACCAGCTTGTCCAGCGCTGTATCTAGCTTGATCTTGCAAGAGCTGTGACTTGGCTAAGTCTTGTCTAGCCTGAGTCATTAGGTCTTCTCCGCCACGAACATCTTTCATGCTCTGACGATAAGCTAACATACCCTCTTCTGCGCCCTCGCCAAAATAACGACCGGGAGACTTGGATTTTAGAACCCCAATGCCAGCCATCATAAGGGCTTCATTCAATGCAGACTTTCTGCGATCTTTAAGATTCTGAGTGCGAGTGCCTAGCTCTTTTTCAGTCCCAACAAGTCTATCTGGGACATCTTTGTTATATCTCTCAGTCTGTCTCTGCTGGGCAGCAGCAAACTCTTCCTCGGTTGGAAGCGCTTTAGGATAATAAGCAGCAAACGGATCTACTTCTGGAGACTTGACAGCAGAGCCTCCAAGAGAGCCTCTAGAGAGAGCGATATTGGGTCTTGGCGGACCCATATTCTCAGCATTAACCTGATCAGCCGCTACCTGCTTCTGGGTAGCAGCCTGAGCAGCATCTTTCTGCATCTGTATAGTTTTAGCTCCAATAGCCACTTCCTTTGCTTGCTGTCTTCTCATGTACTCGCCAAGACTAACAGCGTCACCAGTCTCAGGATCAATCTTCTTTATTTCCGGAGACCCAAACATTCCTTGCACAGCCCCACTTAAAGACCCATACGCCTTTTGCGTAGCCTTACTTAAAGCAGGAAGATTTTCATCCAACTTATTTGAATCCGACTGATTCGCTGTTTGTAGAAGCTCAAACGGCATCCCGCCTTGCTGGAACCTCTTAACATCACCACCCTCTTGGAATGCAACTAACCCACCGCCAGCCATACGCTTACGGGGAGAAGCCATTGCATCTGTAGCGGCTAATGAACTAGCCTGTGGGGTAGCCATCAGACCAGCAGCAGGCATCTGAGGTATCTGCGGAGGCATAGGCATCTGAGGAGGCAGAGGCTGTTGTTGTGGTGCTGGCTGTTGCATTTGAGCAACAGCAGACATCATCTGCTCCCTATTAGGCTGAGTCAGATCTTCTACAACGGTAGACTTAGGATCATTCTTCAGCGCCCTATCTCGCATTCCTTTGCGTCTAGTTAGCTCTGAGATGACCAGATATGCTGGGTAAGCGCCTGTAGGCTGCTGTACCTCATTCATCAGGTAATGATCAGGAACGTCCTTTAGGTTGTTTGAAAGCTCTATGAGATTCATGACTTCATTCCTTCTCTAGCAAGACCAGCGGCTAATAGACCAGCCCCGCTCATCTGCTGGGCTAGACTTGGTTGAGCTTCATATACTGTCTTGCCGCCTGTAGCAGCAAGATTTGAACTCCCACGCAACAGATCAGACATGAACCCAAGCTGTTTATACGGGTACGCCTTTTGATCTATGTAGTTCTGATAAGCAATCTCAAGCGCTTGCTGTTGTTGCTGCTGGTCCATAGCGCCAAAGGCTTCCTGAGCTTTAGCTAGGTCTATTCCTGCTGTCTGCCTCTGAGCGCCTAAGTTGCCAAGACTTGTAGCTGCGGTGATAGCTTGGTTAGATCCTTGCAGACCAGCGGTTGTCCCAAACTGCCTAGACTGCTCTGCTGCCTTTTGAGCGTCCATAGACAACTGAGCTTCTCTGGCTGCTGATGACTCCCCAAAGGTTGAGCCATACTGTCTAGAGGCTTCTGCGGCTTTCTGAGCATCCATCATTGCTGCTTGATTAGCTAGTTGAGCCTGAGTGCCATACTGAAGGTTCTGCCCTTGTGCTGTCATGGCACGACCTTGGTCGCGTTCAAACTGAGCTTGTGCGTTCTCATATGCAGACTGAAGACCTTGAGCCTGTATACCGCCTAACTGAGACCCTAATGCCCTTTCTCTTTCTGTCTGACCAATAAGCTGTCTGGCTCCGCCAAATGTACCTTGACCCGCAGCGGATAGGTTTGCATTCTTCTGAACAATCTGTGCATCCCGCATTGCCTGAATCTTTTGCTGTTCTACAACCGCCTGCATGTAAGGAGAGGTGTACTGTGCTACTTGATCCGCGCCAAAGGTAGCGGATGTTGCTCTCTCAGGGGTGACTGTAGCTGCGTTAAACGCTGTAGGTGAATAAGACCTTGTTGCGTAGTTAGTTCCAAATCCTGAAGGGGCATAGTTACCAGCGCCTAGACTTGATGCCCCAGCCGCCGTAGCTAGATCTGTTGCTGTGCCAAAGTTAGCAGAAGGAGCCATCCCTGTTACGGATGATCTAGCAGCCGCTTGCTCTGGGGTTGCTACAGCAAGTCGATCTCCCTTGTATGCCTGATACGGAGCGCCCGGAGAGCCTTCTGGATTAACGCCAGTTATAGCGCCTGCCTGCCCCAGCATCGCTTCCATGTATGGCTTGGCGTATTCTGGTACGGAGACCTGAGATGTCTGGGTAGGCATTGGAGGGGGCGTACCGCCACCACCTTCTAGGGTCATACCCCTTCTTCCGCATCTTGGTTTAAACGCTCCCTCTGGGAGCATTGAGAAATGGTTATATATCATGCTGTCACCTATTTAAAGAATCGTTGGAACGAGATGCTTTGTACTTCGTATCCATACTTCTTTATTGCTCTTGACCATCCCGGTCTGCCAGTGAATTCTATCCCCACACATCCTGCAGCCTTTGCATAGCCTTCTGCTAACTCCTGCATCCTGTCAGATACCTGCTCCATTACATGTGGTTCCATCGCACAGTACTGAATAGCAAACATCTTACATTGATGATACTGCTTAACCTCAGTTATCAAGTGACCGTATATATTCTGGTCATCCATAACTACCCACAGTTGCATTTGACGGGAGAGGATGAATGACAGTATATCGTCAGCGGTCGCTCTTCCCATCGTCCATTCTTCTGATACCTTCAGATACGGTAGAATCTGCGGGAGGATGGAGCAAACCATTCCCGGTGGCACTAATGACAGATCCATCATCTAGGCAGATACTTTGCTGCGTTGATTTGAGGAGACTGCCTCTTGCGTCCAGTTCTTTCTTTTCTAATCTTGTCCATCATTGCATAGAGCTTTTCTGCCCCTGCCTTGCTTGATCCGTTCCCTATGTGGGAGACAACGTCTGCTGGTATGACAAACTCTCCATCAGCCAACCTAGCTGGCTGCTTGGTTCCTATCATAGCAGGTATGTCGTCACTCATCCCATCTCCACGACCACTCAGGAAGTTACCGCCTCTATGTAGGCTTAGTAAGCCGCCTTGAGCTGCTTTGTATGGAGTTCCTGCGGCATAGCTGCTTGAGTATCTAATCTTCTCTCTGCCGCTTGGATCTGCTTCTTGGTCAGAGGTATCTTCTTCGGAATAGGTGTAGGGGCGAATCATTGTTTCTGAGATTGGGTTCACCCCGCTACTTGGAGGCATCATCTGCGCCAGACCCAGACCGCCTAGAACAAGCTCCATTTTGTTATCCATTGCAAAATCACCAGCCTTTTGCAAAGGCGTTCTGTGTACGGTGGAGTCTGCAATAGACTTCATCATAAGATCAGTTCCCGCCTCATTAACGGGATTAGTAAGGTTTGTAACCTTTGGGCTTAAAGACGTCTCGACAGAGCCAAGTCCGCCTCTGCCAGCATTAAATGGGCTGGATGGGGCGGCAACATCAGGAAGGTAAGCGGTTGATTTTGGAGCTGGAGCCTTGACCACATCAGTAGGGCTGATGGATTTGCCATAGTTCATTGGACCGGCTTGAGGCAAGGTGGGTGTCTTTGGCGGAGTTACAGAAACAAGGTTTGACGGTGCGGGAGCAGGGGTTGTGGGAGGCTTGGCTATAGTCATGCCGCCGCTTTGATTTCCTGCCATAGAGTTTTGGAGGAACCGTTGATTTCCTGCAGTAAGAGCTTCTTTAGATGCTCCTTCTCCCACCTCTTTACCTGCTGTTTTAGCCGCTTCCTTTGTTACCTGACTAAAGCTCTGCTCTGCAAGTGCTGGGACGGCTGTTGTTGCGACTGTGGTGGGTAAAGCCCCTAGTCCACCGGAGGCAACACCCGGAGCAATTCCAGTAGCGGCTCCTTCTGCTAGCATTGCGGCAGAAGGCATAGCCCCGCCAATTCCAGCGGCAGTAGGGATAACTGCAGGAATTAAGGGGGCAACAACACCCGGAGCAATTCCAGTAGCAGCTCCTGTTGACAGCATTGCGGCAGAAGGCAGGCTGGCAGCGGCGGCAGTGGATGCGAGTGCTGAAGCTGTAGCTGCCGCTGTTGTTGCTGCTGCCACTTGCGCTGCTGTTGCTCCTGCTATCGCTGCCGCTTGCATTGCTGCTACGGTTGTCCCCGCTGCTGCTGCTGCCGCTATGAAAGACATAATGGGTTTCCTTTATACTGTAAAAATTCTTGGTAACTACCAATAGTCAATTCATCCTCAGCTTTGTCAACTTCGGTTTCTTCCGTCCCGCAAATTGTTGTCCATACAGTATCTTCATGCGTGAACCCAGCGCGTTTGATACCAGCCGGCGACTCAAACATATCGCCTGCTTTTAGACGCTTCCAGCCGTCCTCAGTCAATACTGAAATGTCACCCTTGACGACAATATTTACCTGCTTGAATTTGTGCATCTTGCCAATGATGATAGAGCCTTTTGGCGCTGTCATTTCACGGACGTAGACTTTATTACCGAAGCAATGGCGTAATGGGGCTTCAACTTGAGGCATCTGCTTTAATGCAGCTTCAATGACAAACAGCTTTTCGATCATGTCTCCGCTCATCGCGCTCATAGTGGCAGTAAATTCTACCATTTCGCTCGATGTAGTCTGGGGGTCTATTAGCTGCATAGTTACATTATCCTCGCCTGCATTTAAACGTCAAGGTATTGCTGATACAAACTGCAATGTAGCTATGACTCCGGGAGACTGTGGAGTGGTGGGAGTAGACCCAGCGGCTATAGTTGCAATACTTATCCCTAAATCAGTTCCATGCCACATGATCTCCAAGAAATCAGCAGCAGCTAATTGGATCATATAGTTTAAACCGGCAATGAGTTGCCCGTTTACCCCGCCATGACTACTGTGGATTGTAAAGACGCTATTGCTATTGGCTATGCCTGCCGCTGTAGGGGTGGCTGCGTTCTTTCTAAACCATATATCAATGTCATGAGCCGCGACATCAGTATTAATAAACTGAGCGCTGAACTGTAAGTTATATATCCCTGCATTGGTCACAGTGAGCTTGGTTGCCATAGCCCCGGTTAAGGCTCTTGAGGTCACTGTTTGAGACACAGAGACGGTATACGTCCCTACGCCACCGCTTGTACCAGATAACTGGTCAATAACATAGGTGTCGGCAGTAACTGTGGTTCCTGCTATTAACATGCCCGGAAAGATAAGCCCTGTTAACCCAGAGGCTACAGTTAGAACTGTAAGAGCTATTGAGCCTGTGAAGGCAGCAGATCTAGAGCCAACCGATACCCCGCTAGATATGTCTGTAGCTGCAAGACGCATCGGGTATTCAGTGGTTACGCTTCCGCCAGCTTGATTGGTTGTATCGTAGAACGATCCATAGGGCAGAGTAACGGCTAGTCCAGACCCTATGAATGTGCCGGTAAAGTCTCCGCCTACAAAGTGATCCCCAGTAAATGTAGTGCCATCAAAGTCACCGCCGGTAAACTGATCCCCTATGAACTCACCGCCATAGAAGAAGTCACCCCTGTAAGACTGATTGAAGAGAGGGGCATTAGAGTCTAGTTTATTGAAGTACAGCTCAATCACTCGAATGAGCTGAAGCATGTACTCCCTGTCATATTCTGGCTTAGGGTTAGGTAGAGGAGACGCTCTGAATGACACCATTGCCATTAGCGTTCTCCGTCTGTCCTACCATCAAGCCTTGGTGTACCCAATGCCCACTGCGTTCCCAATCCATCAGAACTAATCTTTAGAGCTAACTGCCTTGCCCTAGCCCTAATGAAGATCTGTTCCGTAAATGTATCTACTGATGCAGAAATGACACTAGCCGAATCATCAACATTACTGGCAAAAGATGACCCCGGAAAGTTCCTAGACCTCATTGTGAAGGTTGCTTCAGGAGCTACTGCAGTTGAGTTGTCAAATGAGACATCAGGAATTATCCGTCTGATAAGGGTGAACTTGTCGCCCTCATTGATATCAAAGTCATTTGACTGGATATAGGACTCCATAGGGAGTCCATCATCGTCTATGCCGTCCTCATGATTTAGCAGAGTCCCAATCTGAGTATCAAAGTCTGTACGCACAGCTTGCGGATGATCTCTTAAAGGAGAGTCCAGCCAAGCAGTCCTCTCTATGTTTCCGTAGTACCAGATCTTTTCAAGATGGTTGTAGATAACGTACTTGTCGTTTGTCTGGCTGGTTAGACTTGGATACATCCACCAGACCTCATTAAAGCCTTCGTTAGTGCCTGAGATAATTTGCTCGGCTTGATCAAAGTTCATGTCATTAAAGACATAGTTTCTTAATGTCGTTGGCAATGTATCTACTCGACCTGAGTAAGAATAGAACTTATCTCTACCCATCCAGTAGGTAATGTTGTTAACAGTGGCTACGCCCCTACCGCTGAGTATTGATATGTTGTCTGCGTATTCTTGTATAGAGAATACATCTGTAGTCCCAGTGAACTGCAGGGTATATAGATGGGTGTCAGTAAAGACCAAGATTTCCTGCCTTGTTGCTACTGCCCTTATGATTCTAGATCCTCTAGATACAGCCAAGAATCCAGCAGAGGTTGAGGCACTAACGAGCCAATTGGAAGGCTCATTTTGATTAGCCCATCTTATTAACAGAGGATTGAATTTCTCTGCGGTTGTTTCGCCATACTCTGTTGCCCCAAACGCAATTAGATGCTTGTCATTCTGAGAGATAAGAATCTGCATTGCTTGAAACGGACACAAGGTAGGGTCAAAGCCATTGGCTGTTGCTACTTCCTGTAAAGATATTGCCCTCTCTGCTAAAGACAAATCAGCATCTGGGTCGCCCCCTCTTTCCCAATAATAAATACCCTCATTGCGGATATTCATAACTAGGTCATTATTGAAGTTATCAAACCACCAGTCTCTTTGTGGCAGAGCAACTGGGTTGATTGTTCCAGATCCCCACCCACCCCTACTCCACCCCCCTACCCCCCACCCATACCCAAATGTCCCACCAATGTCGCCAACATCTATCTCATAACTTCCAACGGTAGCTGCTCCTTGGGCTGACTGAATTCCTGCGCCTGTTGTGGTGATATTTATAGCCGCACCACCAATAGTTAAAGAGAGTTCGCAGGTTGAGCCAGCCGGGGCTATTACATAATACTTTGTATCAATGACCAGAGGACTTGGCAGAGCAGAGGTTGTACTTACATACAAAACATCATCAAGTACTGGGGTATATGTAGTGAATGTAATAACGTCTGAAACATTGGCGGTGAAGATGTTGGTTGATGCGTCTACAGAGGTTGCCAAAACAGGCAGACCTGTTGTTGGGCTTTTGGCTTCGATGGTGTACTCAGAGCCACTAACAACTGTAGCAATCTTGTAATTCTGATTCAGGACTGCGGCAGTTATATTCCCACCCAGACCCAATGCTCCGCTAATGGTCACATAGTTTCCAGCAGAGGCTGAAACTCCAATATCTGTAACGGTGATTGTGGCTGAACCAGCAGTTGCTGAAAATGTTACGTCTCCAGCAGCAGATATATCTGCATATGGGGTGATATCAGAAAGGTTTCCGCCTGCCTCAATATAGACCTTTGCATTGGTCCCAAGACCAAGGAAGTTGTCAGAGAATGTGGTGATCCAGCCCCACATCTGACGGCAGGTTCCTATCAGGGTATTGGCGGTATATTCTCTCCAGCCGCCTAGTTTTTGTGGATAGCCTGAGTAGAAGCGTACCTTGTCGCCATCCCACCAGCCGCCTTCGCCAGTGTAATTGGTCTGATCTCGGACAACTCCCGGTCTGAACTGCAGTCTCTGGAATGCCATTATGCGTATAATCCCGGTAGGTATACGGTCTTAATATCCTTCCTGACCGCAGTTAATGCTTGGTTTATCAAGCGTTCTGGATTGTATGATACATGAACCCAGCCACTATCAGGGATACCTCTTGTGTAGAACTCCAAGATGACCTGTGTGAACTTAAAGTTCTGAGAGATATGCGAGGCAAGATCATAATTAGCCATTCCCGGTATCTCTAAATCTGCAGCACATCCAGTCATATGGTCAGAGGTCTTAGAGCCGCCTGTAGCCTCGTTAACAGCCTTACATCTGTAACCGCTATTAATCTTAACTCTGCCAAACTTATCTCTAATCGGCTGTAATATCTTCTCGCATAGAACCCGTAGATTCTCTATCTCCGCCTTGGTTGGGATGTTGGGAATGTTTAAACGAAGGGCAGCCTCGCTCTTAACAAGCTCTTCTAGGGTGAAGTTCTTGGAGAGGTTCATTCTACTAATGCCTGCTTTCTAACCCAATCTTGCAACGCCTCTAGCGTTGCTGAGTTCTGGTTGCACGAACTGTAATTGGCTGAGAGGGTATCGGCAAGGTCTTGAGCTTCAACGGAGGCTGCATCAGCAGTTCCGGTGGCTTGGGAAAAGGGGTCTGCTGCGGCATCGTGGAACAGCCTGAAATCACCAGACAGAGAAGCAGTAGAAATTTTGGCATTTGTCAGTACCTCGCGTGACTTAGTTTGTATCTTTGCTACCGTATTTACATACTCTGTGGTCACTTGGTCTGAAATAACGACCTGTTCCTTGATAGCTGCGATGGTGTGTACCTGCGAGTCGATTACAGACTGCTGGCACGAACTTACGCCGATTCTGTTACCCAAGTATAGACCGCTACCGAATATCGTCACAGCGATGATTGTAGCGATGGTGATTTTGGTAGCCAAGGGAAGCGCCATCAGAAACATCTTATTATTCCCTATTGATTAGAGCAATCTTCTCCTGCCCTCTGCTGTGCGCTGAAATTCCGATTATTGCTCCAAAACTAAGATGAAAGACCCCTGCCCCTTGCAGGGTTAGGGGAGTCCATTGCTCAGGATGAAGCGTCATCCATAATACTGGAAAGACAGCAAAGTCCAGTATGCATATCAGAAGGTACAGCCATGCAGCGGATGGTCGCCACCGCGTAACAAACCAGCTTACGTTATTAGCCACACCAGAAAACCGATAATCAGTATCACTGTCATGCTTCTCTTGGATCTTTTAATTAGGTCTAGAAAGTTATCTGCAACAGGGTCAGCCTTGATGATAACCTCATCAACCTTGGCGACTACCTTCTCAACTTTATTTGCCGCATTAGAAATCTTCTGTTTTATAGCCATTAGTCCACTCCATTGTTTAGAGTTATTCTAGCCGCCTTGGTTGTGTTAAGTAGGAGTTGCTGACCAGATTCATTAGCCTTGACCATCTCATTCCTAAATGACTCTACTGCAGCGCCAGTCTGCCTTTGCTGTTGACTATTTTCAATCAACAACATTGGGGTCCAGCAAAATGCACAGTCTCCGTTAGAAACCGTCTCGCCAGTCTGAGGATTTATACCCTGCACATGCACCCAGAACCGGCATTTGACCAGCTCACCGTCTTTAATAGCGCCATCCTCGATGCACTCAGTACCCATCAATGGGCATAATACTTTAGCGTCTTTAGCCATATTAGTCCTTGCTGCAGAGTATCAGGTCAATATATTGAACAGCTAAGTTAATCGCTGTTCCTGTAAACGCAGCGGCTGAGTGGGTATGTGAGTCGCCACTTCCTGTGGCGTCCGTGGAATTTGATCCAGTCACTGTATTACCAGCTCTTGTTATAATAGAGTTAAAACTGCCTCCGCCAGTGCTAATAGTATGCGAGTGACTTGGAATTTGTGCTGTAGTCAGCGTAGTAGCTCCTGAAGCTCCGTTTGTCCCTGTAACAGCCTGACTAGAAAACGCAGTTGAAAAAGCAACTGACCCACCGCTAACTCCGCCGCTACCAGATACAACTCTTAACGCTTTATCATTTTGAGTGGTCAGCTTGGTCCATCCAGTAGGGGCGTTAGTATTGTAAAACGGGATAACCGTCCCTGCCGCAAAAGCTGCAGCAGCCGTTGAAGTCCACGCCGTTCCGTTAGAAGTTAACACATTTCCGGTCGTACTTGGGGCAACAGCTAATAAAGCGCCAGTTCCATTCCCTATCAAGACGCTGTTTAAAGTAAGAGAGGATGACCCCGTACCACCATCAGCCACGGCTAAGTCAGTAATGCCTGTAATTGTCCCGCCAGTTATTGTGGCAGAATTAGTGGTTATTGATGTTAGTGTTGCGGTTCCAGCAGAAATAGACACCGAATTAGAATCTTGAACAGCCATGCTGCCCAGCCCCAACGATGTTCTGACTGTAGCTCCTGATTCAGCCACCCAATTTGTCCCGTCCCCAACTATAAAATTATTGTTTGTCTTAGCCAGCCCAGATATGTCTTGAAGACCAGCATTGTATGCCTGAACGTCTGTGCCTATAGCCAGACCAAGACTCGTTCTAGCTGCGCTGGCGCTCGTTGCGTTGGTTCCACCAGAGGCAATTGGCACTGGGTTGGTAAGGGTTAGCGTTCCAATCTCTGCGGATGTAAGGTAATTAAGCTGATCTATTACGTTAGTCCCATCTACATACAGAAGTGCTTTTTTGCCATTAGGAATTGTTATTCCTGTGCCGCCTGATGTCTTTACTCTAATGCTCTGTGCGCCTGCCGTATCATTGTGAACAATGTATGTCTTCTCTATTGTCGGGACTATTAAGTCCCTAGTCACAGTAAGGGTTGTAGACATATCAGTGTCAACGTACAAGAACAGGTTTCTTGCGTCCTGACTGGAGTTTGACTCAGTAAGGGTAATGGTTTTATTTGCATCGCTGGTGTATTCAACCACGCCGCGACCAACAATAGCTTGCTCCAATCCGTTCTCAAGGTTGCTATTGGTTGTATCGCCCCATCCATTAACCTGATCGCCAGTAGCCATCAGCTCTATCTTTAGACTTGGTGTATATGTGCTTGCCATGATTTTCCCCTTATTTCCAAACTTCTACTGGAGGGGTAGCCCAAACTAAATCACCGGCAGTTGGATAAACAGCTATATTTCTAATCTCGTTACGATACGCTATAAACTCATCCTGATTTGCTAAATACGGGCTGTTAATAGGGTCAGCTACATCAGCTATGGTTGTCCAGTCAGTAGAACTTAAAATACCAGAAGCAGTTGCTTGATTCTCTGCGGCTGTAGGCGGCTCTGGAGGAATTGGGGTGTTAGCCACCGTCCATGCAGCCATTGCGTTATCTGCCCATTCTGGCAGCACTGTTATATCTTCGTTAGGCTGATCCACATACTCAATCCATCCAGCAACATCTTGCCATTGAAGAGCGTGTACATTAACGGGGGTTCCTTCCCATACCAGATTTAAATAACAGAGTCCGTCTTCATAGACAGCCTCATCGGAAGGTATGATTGTTAGTTTCATTTGTTTGCTCCGGTTATATTAGTTAATCTTTTGTTGCAACAATTACATCTACATATGTTACCGCTAAGTTAATCGCTGTACCTGTAAACGTGGCGGCTGGGTGAGTATGTGACAGACCACCTCCTGCGTTGCCAGTTGACCCGCTGTTGCAGAAGCGTAGACTCGCTGCGCCACCAGTTGATCCATTGCTGGCTGATGTAACAACGGCAGATGTGTGAGAATGAGACGGTATTTGCGTTGTTGCTAAAGTGGTAGCTCCAGAAACCCCGTTTGTCCCCGCAACAGCCTGACTTGCAAATGCCGTAGTAAACGCTACAGAGCCACCAGAACTTGCAGTTCCAGTAACAACCCTTAATGCTGAATTATCATTAGTTAAAACTTTTGTCCAGCCTGTAGGAGCAGCGGTCTGCTTAAATATCATTGCTGTTCCAGCGGGGAATCCCCCCGCAGACGGGGGGGTCTGCCAAGTTGCCGCCGTGCTGCTAGTTGCTATTAAGTATTGACCAACAGTAGGAGCCGTTGCAGATGACACATTCACTACTGTAGTGGCTGAATTAAGAGCATTGGTTGAATCACTTATACGAGCAGAATCAACTCTCACGCCATATGTTTGTGATCCATTCCATCCCATTAAAGTAGGATATGTCGCTGTCCACGCGAACGTTGAATTGGTGTTATTAACGCCAGAACCAGTTGGAGATGTGCTGGCTGAAGCATCAAATATAACGTGATTGTTTCCGTAGTTCTTCCAACCTAGCATGTTTGCTACAGCGCTTGATCTATATGTTGACCAGTTAGTTTGGTCACCGATGAATGTATAAGCCGTGCCTGTTGTATTCTGATTAAGCGTAGGAAAGTCTGCGGCTACCGCTATAGTTAATGCGCCAGTTGTAGTTGTACTCTTTAGTATGCCAGTAGCTAGGAGTGAAGTGCCATCAGAGTAATCAGCGCCACTTGTCCCAGCACTTACAATCCCAGACACATTACTGCCCTTCAACATGCCTGTTACTGTAGTTGTTAAAGTTATAGCTGGAGTAGTAGTAGCCGTGGCTACAGTTCCAGCAAAGCCGTTGTTTGATACTACTGATACTGAAGTTACAGTGCCTGTAGCCCCCGCAGCATTGCCATTTAGCTTCTGTATTGCCTGAAGAATAGTATCTGTAGCTGCTACTGTACCTGCCCCTGATGTGTATCCAGTTAAGACCTTACCTATAACCGCTGAGTTGGTTAGGGTGGCTGCGTTACCTACAGAGGTGGCTTCACCCGTTAGGTTAGCATTGGTGGTTACGTTACTAGCAGTAAAGGCTGTAGCTGTGCCGGTTATGTTAGTGCCTACTAACGCACTTGGAGTGCCTAGATCTGGCGTTACTAGAGCAGGAGACGTTGCTCTTACAAAGACTCCAGTGCCTGTGCCTGTATATTCAGCAGAGGTAGAGTGAAAATACTCAGTGGCAACTCCGCCCTGTAACCCAGCCAAGTCATTATGTAGATTAGCCAGAGGCGTATTAACGTGGGTATTTCTATCTTCGCCATTGTAGGTTAGCGATATAGTCCTAGTGGCATCTGAAGTAACAAAGCCAAGAATACCCATCTTTGTTGCAGCAGTTACTACTGTTGATGGCTGAGTTGTAACCACATCAAACACGGTGTAGTTAGGAGATATAGATGTTATTTCTGGGGTAGTAATCCCAAACAGTTTCTTCCATACAGTGCCAGCAACTGCTGACTCATTTGTATACCCGCTAGGTGTAGTAATAGTTACTACCGTGTCAGAGGTTCTAGCGGTTATCTGGTACAGACCTTGCGGGGTCTGTAAGTATGATGCAGTTGTATTTGTAGCAGAAGCATCTATCACTGAAGTAGCAAAGGGCGTTCCTGATGATGCTGTAGCTGTGCGGCTTGATCCTGTGCCTGTGGTAGTTACAGTACCAACTACAAATGGAGTGGCTGTATATATCTGTCTAGTAATGGTTGTAACAGAACTACTAGCAATGCTATCTACACCAGCCCATATTGTGAAGTCATATATCCCAGCATCAAATATAAGCCTATTCAGAGCAGCAGTGATAAAAGCAGAGAAAAGCACAGTATTGCTAACTGCTGTTCCTGTAATGACCTGCTCTGCTGTTGTTACCGGGATGGACGCAAAGGTAAGAATAGCTACATCGTTGTCAGCCCCTGCCGCAGTTATAACTGGAGTGGCGTTATAAAATACAACACCCGTCCCCGCTGAGGCTGGGTTTGGCGCAACATTAGTCCAAGCTGTGCCGTTATATCCAAGCAACTGGTTAACCACTGCGGTGCCAATTGATACATCAGATAGATTCTCTAATGGTATTGATATGGCAGCAGAGCCATCAAAAGACACACCTGCTATGTTCCTTGCCGTAGCTAATACCGTTGCGGCTCCTGCTGTAAGACCTGCCGCAGTGCCAGTTATGTTTGTACCTGTAAAGGCTACCGGAGTACCTAATGCAGTTGCATTACCTGAAGCGTCCAGATTGACTGACTTCTCTGAAGGGTAAGTAACGAATACATCCTTGGTCCCAGCGGAGAATACTAGAGCTGTTGGCTCTGTTGCTGAACTGTTAGATAGAACTGTAGTACGGGCTAGTGTAGTACCGGAAGACGTATAGGTTCCAATGCCTACTTCCCACTCATTAGTACCTTGTCCTGCGATACAGTAGTAGGTAGTATTTCCATCGCCAACTACAGCAAAGGATTGAAAGCCAGCAGCAGCCCCAGCAAGCGTGAATGTGCCATTACCTGCAGTGGTGGAAGTCTCTTTTACTCTGTCAGCTAAGATGAGTGCCATATGTTCCTATTATGGTTGAGTTTTTATCACTTGCCAACCGCCTGTATCTGAAGTATTTATTGTACCCCAAGCAGTACTTTCTGAATTATTTATTGTATCCCAAGTGGTAGATTCTGAGGTATCAATTACTTCCCAGAGCAGTCTACTAGCAAGAGAATCTGAAGCCGCGGCAGATTCTGCAATTAAAGCTGCAAAAGCAGCGGCAGCGGCTGTGGATGAGGTGGCGCTAATTAGCTCCTGTATGCTCGAATGAAACTCCGCCATGCTTTCAATGGCATCAGAAGCAGAAGCTCCTTCACTAATAAATCCGTTAAGGTAGGCTAGGGCAGATGCCTCATCTAGAGCTGTAGCATTCTCATCCACGGCACTATTGATCTCAATAATTGCAGCGACTTGATCTTCTGCTGTAGCGTTTTCCTGAATTTCTGAACTGAAGTCTACCCCAGAAATTACTTGCTCAGATGCCGCTACCTGCTCTGCTATATCAACTTCAAATGTGGCTTGAGCTGCCGTAGCATCAGAAGCAGAGACAACCTCTATAACCGCCGAGTTCATGTCCGCTTGAGCAAAGACCTCATCTAGCCCAGTAGCCGACTCATCTATTGCTCCGTTTAAACTCACTGCTGAGAAGACCTGATCTTCTGCGACCGCGCTCTCTGCTACAGCCGATGCAAATACTTCCTCTGCGCTTACCTGATCTGCAGCCGTTACTGACTCATTTATAGCTACCGCAAAGTCTAGAGCCGCTAAAGTAGAGTCTAAAACAGAGGCGGACTCATCTATAGCCGCGACAAATGTAGCTACTGCTACTACCGTATCTTGTGCAGTGACTAGCTCATGGACATCTGCAGCAAATATAGCTGCCGCAAAGACCTGCTCACTTCCAGTCGCCGACTCTGCAATACTTCCGGGCAAACTGCGAGTTGCGTCTACCTGATCTGCGGCTGTGGCACTCTCTATAACGGCTGAGGCAAAGTCTTCACTTGAACTTGCTTGATCTGCTGCTGTAACGCTCTCATCAACCGCAGTCTCAAATACAGCGAGAGCCTCGACTGTATCGGTCGCAGTAACTGACTCATTGATATTATTTAAGAATATAGCAATGGCAGAGACTTGGTCTGTGCCAGTAGCGGTCTCAGCAACGTCCGAAGCAAACCCAACAACGGATAACACTTGGTTGGATGCGGCAGAGGATTCTTGTATTGATCCGGGTAGCTCACGGAGGGCTGATACTTGATCAGAGGCTGTAGCAGCCTCATCTATCGCAGAACTGAGGTCAACGGATGCCGTTACTGCATCTGTTGCAGTAACTGACTCAATTATGGATACAGAAATGGCAGGGCTTGCTTCAATAGAGTCTGATGCGGTAGCAGATTCGTCAATAGAACGGCTTGTGCTTAGATAACCAACTGACTGAGCGTCAGCAGTAACTGATTCTTGTATGGAAGATATTAGATCAACATGTGCAGATACCGCGTCAGCACAGGTTGTTATTTCTTGAATCTCACGATTTGCAGTTGCAGCACTTGATACAGCATCAGAAGCAGAGGCTGACTCGCTAACTTCAGCGTTTAGAAAAGCCCCTGTTAGTGACGCAAATGGCGCAGCCGCAAATGATGAGATTCCAAACACATTACGCTTCTGTCAAGGCGGCTTCTGGGAACCAGCGGTTTTGTGAAACGCCGTCAGCATCAGTCCACTCAATATGGTAGAAGAAGTCTCCATCTTCAGTCATACGGAGAGCTTGTACTGGACCTTGTGGGGTAACAGCAAGAACTTGAACAACCTGACCTTTGGTAAATTTAGTTGCCATTTTTATATCTCCTTATGCAGCGTCAAGGCTGAATGTGTAAGTAACATTCAAAGTATCACCAGCAACTACAGCACGATCACCGGGAGACTGGAAGTCAGAAGCTGAGAACAAAATGCCTGATGTACCTGTAGCCACATCAGTAAGGAATGCGCCAGCAACAGTGCCGCCGGGAGCCGTAATAGCAAACGCACTAGGTGCGCCTGAGTTATCAATAACTGAAGGATCGGCAACAGTTGCAGAGCCAAAAGTTACAGCCTTACGGTTGCCAGTGTAGTCTGTGTACTCAGTCCATCCAGCATGTGAAGCCAAGGTATCTGCTGCAACAATGGTTGCAGGACCGGGACCAGTAATTAGACCTAGATACCAAGCTGCGGTATAGGCAGCTCCAGAAAAGTACTTGTCATTCATGTCTTGAAGACCTACGTTAACAACCAGATTTGGGTTCTTTTCTTCCCATTTCAGTTTGCCGTCTTTGTCGATACACTGAATTGTAAATACGCCAGCGCCACCAGCGGCGGAAACTGTCGTCCCACTTAGCAGAACGCTTGCGCCTACTTTATCTACAGAAACTGCTTTATTTGAAATCATTTGAAACTCCTTTATGAAAGTCTAATAATTGCTGAAGTATTGGAAGCGGCTGGAAATTCTACTTGGAATACCGTAGTTGAGATCTTGTCCGAACCAAA